AAGCTGTCAATGTTGAATTCGGTGGCATCCCACCACAAAAACTGGTTTGGAGTCAAAAAACACCGGTCTTTGAGCAAATTTGTGTTTTCCGGATGTCCAAAGATCAGCGGATCGGACACTGACCACAGCACTACACCTGGTTTGTTCTCTGTCCAGCAAAGGTGCTGGAAGAAACTATCTACACCCACCCATGTCCGACATTCCTGAATCAGGCTACGAAGTTCGGCGATAGACAAATCACATCTGAAATCATCGACCAATTGCCTTTCGCCGGTCACACCAATTTGAACAATGGGTTCTTCAATCATGGCAATCAATGTTTGCCAATATGGAAAATTCTTAGGGTTTACCTTGCCTGATGGCAAAGCTTTAGAAAAGGGATGGATGATGATCACAGGTACATCCTTTCAAAAGCCTCTTGCAAACTGCCCTTCCATTTCCATTGATCCATCTTTTTGTAGATGTTCCATTGTTCAATGTCGCCATACAAAGACATGGCGGTGGCTATTGACTCGCCTTGGATGACATCTGGATAGCAAGTAAATACCCGTGCATTCTTGATCTTGGGCAAAACCTTGCTAAACACAATGTGGTCACCCAAACCGCAGTTCAGCACCACAATCTTGCCGTTTGCCATAGCCACATGGTTTTTAAATATTTGCTCATCATGAAAGTAGAGTAATGGGTCTTTTTCCACTCGAATCCCGCCATGAGCATCTTTCAAATGCCATGAGATTGCATTGGGCACAACAAACAGCTTCCAGCCTTTTTGATGCAACCCATAGGTAAACAAGCTTTCTTCTCTGTGTGCCACTCTAGACAAGGCAAGGTTGTAGTCATGCACACCGGCACGATAAAGAAATGATTGATAAAGATGTTCGACCTGTTTTTTTTCTTTGATCAAGCCCCATTGAATGTTTGGCTCACGCTCAATATTGGCAATCAACCCTGTTGAATTCAGGATTTCAGGCACAAGCGGTGGATTCATGATTGTCCCGCCTACAGCGCCAACATCATGAGTAACGTGTTTACAAAGCGTTTCAAGAACATTTGGCTCGGGCACAGCGTCATCATCGACACGCCACACAAACTCATAACCCATTGTGTTTGCCATCTGATGAATGTGATGCTGTCCTTTTTTGGGAGCAAATACAAATTCCCAATCAATGCCTTTGCATTTCAGTACATAGAAAAGATTTTGATAAAGCGGTTCTTCTCGCAAATCCTTGGGCTCATTATTGTCATCAAAGATCATCAGCTTGTCTGGCAACCTTGTTTGATTCATTACGGCCTGAATGACCAATGGCAAGGTGGTGAAGTATCTGCCTCTGGTGGCAATAGAACAAAGTACTTTATTCATTGTCCCACCTACAAAGCATCAGATTGCAACGGTTTGTCTCACTGACAGGCTCCATTGTGGTTGTGCATTTTCCATGTTCAGACACATAAGCAAAGTCAAAACCGACAAAGTATTTTTCTGTCAAACCATGCAACTTATGATGTTCACCCCAAAAACCAACAGGCTCATTATGCGGAACACTAATCAGCAATCGCTTGCAATGTTGCTTAAGTCTTTCAACAACTTCAAGGCCATTATCTAAATGCTCAATCACCTCAAAAGCCAAAATAGTTTCATGTTCCAACAGTTCATAGGTATTGATGTCTGCATGTACAAACCATCGCTTCAATCCCCAATCTTGTTCTTTTGCCACATCAATAATGATGGGGTCGTAATCAAGTCCAAGATAATTTATTTGTTGAGGGAAGAATTGCGTACCATAGCCGGTGGAGCAACCAATTTCCAACAATGAATTGCCATACAGTTGTTGGTTTGCCCACATGTATCGAGCAGCTTCTCTAACGTGGACTTGATCGCCCTTGAGAAATACTGCACGTTCAAAGTTGTTGGTCAGTCGCCAGCGATACCAATCAGGATGATGCTCTTTGGCAAGTTTCAGTACATGAATGTCTAATATTTTTTCCCATTGCGTTGCTATGTCAAGCCCATACAATTCTTTGCTTTTCATTTTTCTCCATTCAACTTTTTCAATTCCAATTCAAGGTTAATAACTCGTTGTGCGAGTTGGATACATGCTACCAAAGCCGCATTGCCATATGCCAATGACAACATGCCATCTTCTTTTACTCCCACTGCTTCAGGTAAAAACTTCTGAATGTCTTGAGCCGAAGCGCCAACTTGACGAACAGTTGAGTTAATGTGATCGTAAGTACCATGTTTGACTATTGCCAACTGATCAATCATGTCAGTATCTAAATCAGCCCAGTTTGATTTCAGCCGTTCATCTGATGAGGCTGACATTGTTGTTGCACTTAAAGCGCCAGTTGAAGGAACATAAGTCAAAGAACCATTGTTATAAATGGTTTGAGCAGAGCCTCCATTTGCTGGTGCAAAATCAAGATAAAAAGTACTGGCAGATGTCGTTGTGGTTGTTGTTAAAGCTGTTGCATTTGTGCTGGCAGTTCCACTGTAGCCAGAAAAGCCAGAAACACCAGATCCTGAATACCCACTGTATCCAGAAAACCCAGATGTGCCTGTTGCACCAGTTGCGCCTGAGTATCCTGAAATACCAGAATATCCGCTGAAGCCTGATGTTCCATTTGTACCATTGCTTCCCGAGTAGCCACTGATTCCTGAAAATCCTGAATAGCCAGAAACGCCAGAACCTGAGTAACCAGAAAATCCAGAACCTGAGTAACCAGAAAATCCAGATGTGCCGACAGCACCGGAATATCCGGAAATGCCGCTGTAGCCAGAGTAGCCGCTGATGCCGCTGTATCCAGATTGGGTGTACATGACTTGTGTAGCGGTAAAAATTATGCTTGGTGTTCTTGGATAATTTCCACTTGCAGCCAATGTTTCAATAGAAACACTTGTGTTTCCTGTTTGCCAATAAACTTCAATGTAGTCTGTTGCAATCAAAGGCAAAACAAAATTAACAGTAACAATTTCTGATGAAAATGCACTTCCTTGTTTATCAGGAACATCGTAATGTGAATTTGTATCCGCTAAATTTGTGCCATTCTTTTTTAGCCAAATTTGTGTGTTGCCGTTTTGAGTGCTTGTGTTTGTAAATTGAATTGAAAAAGTTAAGCTATAAACACCCGTATTAGCAAAAGTAACACGACTACTTGAAACAACAGAAACGCCGCTATTTGCCGCATCCGCACTATTTATAGTAATTGGATATGCAGTATTTATTGCAGCCGCTGTTTGTGTTGTGGTGTCCCAAAAAGAACCCCAATAACCTTGTGTACCGCCAGCACCTACAGCGCCGGAATATCCACTGTAGCCTGATGCGCCTGATGCGCCTGAAATGCCGCTATAACCGCTAAAACCAGACACGCCGCTACCTGAGTACCCTGAATATCCAGAAAAGCCGCTTACGCCCGATCCTGAGTAGCCAGAAATGCCAGATGCGCCGCTGTAACCACTGACTCCGGAAAACCCAGAATATCCGCTTACGCCAGAACCACTATAGCCACTGATTCCCGAATAGCCACTAATTCCCGAATATCCGGAAATACCTGATGCACCAGAATAGCCTGACACACCGCTTCCGGAAAAACCTGAGTATCCGCTTTGACCGCTAAATCCACTGATTCCAGAAAACCCGCTGATGCCTGAATATCCGCTGGCTCCGGAATAGCCTGATGTGCCAGCACCGCTGTATCCAGAAGCGCCAGAATAACCAGAAATGCCGGAATAGCCACTTTGACCAGAACCTGAAAAACCGCTTAGGCCAGACGCACCGCTGTAACCTGAATAACCGCTGTATCCAGACTGACCAACATAGCCAAAAAAACCTGGTTCAGTCCATGTGAATGCATCGGTGTTTCTGGAATTTACAAGTGTGATTGATACCCAGATTTGATTTGGGTATGTCACTGAAGTTGGTGGCTGTGATGTCCATCCGGCAGGGGCAGTACCAGAGTTTGTCGTAAAGCTCCATGAACCGCCGGTCGGCGTTGCTGGCTGGGTTGTGGCTACTTGAAAAACAAACCATTCAAAGTATGAGCCACCAAAGGTTGTAGCACTGCCGTACAGACCGGCAGATTCAGCGCCAGGAGTTGCTACAGCAGAACCATTGGGACTCTTGCCATACAGACCAGGCGTTTCAGCACCAGGCTGGGCAATAAGTGCGCCTTCGCCGCTGTTTCCATAGAGGCCACCAGTTGCCATGTCTTACCTCACTTAAAGCTGTATCTTGGGCTGCGGGGCTGGAACTCAGATGTCAAATGCTGATCACCACCACGCCACTTGTCTTTAAAGTTTTGATCTTCAATCTTGCCATAAGCATCTTCAAAGCGTCCATCCCATTTTTGAGCTTCTTCGTTATTTTTGTTTTTGTCGTAATACGCCCACAATGTGCCGTACATGTAGCCTTCCGGAAAGGATGCCAAGGCTGCATTGTTTTGCACAATTGGATTCAATGAATCAGTGGTTGGGCTAAACAAAAATGGAAATGTTCGCTGGTAATACGCCTTAATCACAACGGCAGCGCCAGGGTTTGGCGTAAACACATAATTGGGGCCAACCTCACTGAATGAAGCTCGAATTACCCTTGGTACACCAAAGGGACGTACATACAGTTGGTCAATCATGCGGCGGCGAATGATCTCTCTGTCGCCTACACGGTCGTAAATGATCCACGGGCCATAAGATGAAACATCTTCAGGCGTGTTAGATTTTGGCGTTTCTTGAAAAAACAAAATAGGCCAGTTCATGTCGGCAGGAATTGGAGCCATGCCATTTGAATCTGTTGTCAAAATAGTTGGACTAACAGTGTCATAAGGGTTAGTACGAAGGCCAGGCAACTCAATCACACGCATCTTGAGTTCAGCCAACTGAATACAGGCTTGAATCTCCAAAGATGATTGTGTCGGCATCTTAAGGATTGTTGCGCCAGGATAAGTAACACTTGACCAAATGGCTTCAGGATCGCTAACAGTAATGGTGGTGCTGCTGACCGCCAAAACGGCTGTGTAGTTTGAAACACCATTGGAAATAAAATCGCCAATGTAGACCAAAGCTTGAGGATCAGCCGAAACAGTAATGATGCCGGTGCTGGAGGCGTAAGAAGTAGCCGTAATTGTCAAAGGTGATGGTATTGCCCCTACCCACTGTGCAATGCGGCTTACGAGCGCATTAGCTGATTGAATAAATAGGGACATGGACTACCTCACTTGGTCGGAATAGCTGGATTGTATGGCAGTGGAATCTTTCCGCTTGGGTGGCAAACAAAATCAGAATAGTATTCATTGACAATGGCGTAAAACAAGATTTTGTCTTTCTTGTCTTGCTTAATCAAATCCCAAGGACGGTTGTTGAACCACTTTGATGCGATTTCATGGGCAAAGCATTTGGGAAGCTGCATCGCATGAAACGTACCGGCAAACAGCGGGTTGTCTGTTCCATGAATCTTGTGAAACTCCCTGCGCTCTTTGCAGAATTGTTTGACTTCTTCAACATTCTTTTGATCGTACTGGACGTACCGGTGACCATTGACTGCGCCAACCTTGTAATCCAAATTTTTGGTTTTGAATGTTTGTGACCAAGTACCAGACTTGACCTCTTTGAAAAGTTTATCGTTTTGGCGAAATACGCCATCTATGCCAGCCTCAAGATTGCCTTTGGTGAAGTAATCTTCACTGATTTGCGGTGTTGAGTCGTTGTCCAATTCCATACTTTGCTCCTAAATAGGGAAAGCTCCGAAGAGCCTTCCCATCTTGGTGATTAAGCCAAGTAACGCTTGACTTGAGCGGTAGGACGAGCAGTTGTCACAACAGCCCCTGTAGTCATAGCCGCCAAAACAGCCACACCAGCAGGGTTGCGAACAATCAACGTACCTTCCATGATGTANTGATCCAAAGAAGCATCAGCATTGCTNAANACTTCGTTATTTGGGCCAAGTTCACGCAAAGAACCCCATTGAATAACATCAGGATTCAAGAACAGAATCGAGGTGTTNTCTGAGCCNGTCTGATCCATGATCCAAGAATCATCAATCTGATAGGTGTAGTTGAAGTCNCCTTCGTATGTACCAATCGTGTCGCCCTTGTCAGCAGGGTTAAAACGGTTGATAGNACGGCTCTGAGGAATGTTGTCAGAGATGGTGGTACGCAACGAGGTTGGAACAACCATGTTGGTGATCTTGGCATTNAAACGCTGTTCAGCGGTAGTGACCAACTGCTTGTACAGCACGGGGCTGAAAGCTTGCAGGGTGACACCAGTGCTGAAAGTGAAGTAGCCAAGGCCAGCATT